CACGGTGGATACTTGCAAAGGATCTGCAGGAAGAAAACTTAATAGTTTAGAAGTACATGACATCTTATGTATGATTGGTGAGATTGTAGTAGTGGGTGGTGTAAGACGATCTGCTCTAATCTCTTTAAGTAACTTAACAGATAAAAGGATGAGAGATGCAAAATCAGGAGCCTGGTATAACGATTTCCCTTACAGAGGACTTGCCAACAACAGTGTGGCCTACACCGAAAGACCCGATAGTGAAACTTTCATGGAAGAATGGCTCGCTTTGGTTAAGTCAAAGTCAGGTGAACGAGGAATCTTTAATCGTGTTGCTTCTCAGAGTCAGGCAGGAAAGTGGGGGAGACGAGATAAAACTCTCAGCTATGGCACCAATCCATGCTCAGAGATTATCCTCCGTGATAAACAGTTCTGTAATCTTACGGAAGTGGTTGTACGGGGGAATGATACCGAAGCTACCTTGGCTAATAAAGTGTCCCTCGCTACAATACTCGGTACAATTCAGTCCACTCTCACATCTTTCCAATTTCTAAGTGAAGAATGGAAAAAGAATACTGAGGAAGAAAGACTCCTTGGTGTGTCATTAACTGGTATAATGGACTGTAAAGTGACAAACAATCCTGATCCTAAAATGTTAGAAAGGTTAAGAGATGTCGCAAGACAAACAAACACACAACTTTCTGAAGTCCTTGGTATTCCTCCTTCTGCTTCTATCACTTGTGTTAAACCCTCAGGTACAGTCAGTCAGTTGGTGGATAGTGCTAGTGGCATTCATGCTAGACACAACACTCACTATATCAGAAGGGTACGCATTGATAAGAAGGACCCTGTATACTCGTTCCTTAAGGAAAAGGGGTTCCCAGTTGAAGACGAAGTGTTCCGTCCTGATTCGACAGCTGTATTCTCATTTCCTGTAAAAGCACCTAAGGGTGCTATTACTAGGAATGATATGACGGCACTAGAACAACTAGATTTATGGTTAGTATATCAAAGACATTGGTGTGAACATAAGCCTTCAGTTACAATTACAGTAACTGACAATGAGTGGCCAGAGGTTGGTGCATGGGTATGGAAGTACTTTGATGAGGTGTCAGGAATTTCATTCCTTCCTCATTCAAACCATACATATCAACAAGCACCTTATGAAGATATTACAGAAGAGCAGTACAAAGAATTAGCATCTAAGATGCCAGGTCATGTTGAATGGAGTGAGTTGGTAGAAAAAGATGATAATACAGAGGGAAGCCAAACCCTAGCTTGTGTTGGTGGATCGTGTGAGATATAATGCACGTATCTATTAAACCAATCATGGGAATGGCAGTAGGTTTTGAGATAGTTGAAGCTCAGTATATACCTGAACTAAATGATGATGGTGTATACTTGGTGTTTGAACTTCTCTTATTTAGAGTAGTACTTGAGATAAATTAACAAAGGAGAAAGATATGAACTTCAATTCAGTTGTAATTAATAAAGTAGACAATGGTTATGTAGTTAACATTCAAAAAAGTGCCTTTGGTCAGGAACGACCAGAGCAAACTATTAATGTGTTTACAAGCTTTGATGATGTACTAGCATACATCAAAGGTACGCCAACGCCCGCCATAGCAACAGCGTAATTCAACAGGGGGTGCAATGCCCCCTTTTTTTATTCTATCTTATAGATAGTTAATGTAGCACCCTTAGCGGCTTTAAGCTTCTCAAAGAGAGGATCAAAAGCAAACTTAGAATTACCTACAAAGTCTTTACCAGCCCATGTAGTTCCTACTAGTATACAACCTTCAGTATCAGCATCAGTGTTACCTGTGTGAATACGTATACCCTCAAACCCTGGTACATTTAAGACGTGAGGTAAGTCCCTATTAAACCTAGTACTATGATCAATAACGACAGGATAAGTGCCATAAGGAATAGCTGTTTGTCCATCTACTTTTACTCCTGGTTCTCTTACTTTATCTTCTAATGTAAAACAAAAGTATACATCGTCTACATAGAGTTTACCTACAGTGTAGTTAGTACCAAATTCAAATCGTCTAAGTTTTATATCCATTAAGTTGCCTGTGTTTGTGTTGTTAAAATACCGTTAACAAAAGTCATACTACCATTTACACCACCAGTAGTAAGTTTAGCAGTTGCAATAGTAGCAGAGATACCTGAAGGTATTGCTGATAGAATAGTGTATTGAGCATTACTTAAATGATAATATTCAGTACCAGTGTTATCACCACCTTGTAATCCTTGTAAACTATTGTGTTGTCTAATTTGAATTGATGTTATATTAGAACCAGCAAAATTAATATTATTCCAAAGGTTAGGAGCACTTTGACTTCCAAGTTGGTTATATACTTGAAAAAACCAGTCTCTCCATTCATGAGTATCGCCTACAGGTTGGTTTGGTATGGGGGTTAAAGGTATAGCCATTAGTCGTATTTAAACTCCTTACAATAACCTAGCTTATGAAGCTTAGGTAGTTCATCTTCAAGTCGTTCGCCTATGTCGTCACGTACAATCATTGCACTAGGTACTTCAATCTTTTTAACAACTTCCATAGACTTCTTACACGCTTCTTTAACAGTAGATCCTGTACCAGAAGTTACTAAAATGTAGTCACCCGCTGATACCATCATCTCTTCTTCTTTAAATTTACCGTCTTCATATACAGGACCCTTACCCATCATAACTTCACAGAAGTGAACATCGTCTCCACACTTTTCTAAACCATAGATAGGAAACCCAGCCGGGTCTCTACCAGTAGACTTAGTAAATGGAAAGTCAGGTATAGCAATAACATGACCAGCAGCTATAGCTTTAGATGCTTTAAGAGTGTCTTTACCTTCTAATAGATCACACATCCAACTTAGTGAGTCACCTTTGTGTAGTGCTGCTTGAATGTTAAATAGTGGCCAACCTGGACGTGTAGTCCATTCTAATGGTCTTGGTGAACCTTTCTCATCAATAATGAATGCAAGGTCTACATAACCAATATAGTTTTGGAATCGTAAGAACTCTTCTAGTTTACCTAATGTCTCATCAAATAGTGTAGAGTTTTCTGTATACTTTAATACAGTACCCATCTCACCAGTGTTAACACCAAAGTTACTAGGCATTAGTTTTTTAAACTCAAAGTTCTCACAACGTAGTTTACTGAAGCCATCTTTGCTCATCCATGCACCCACTGCAACTTCTATACCAGGTACAAACTCTTGCATGATGAAAGGCATCTTACATTTACTTTTAGATTTCCATCTCTCTAACATAAATAGCATATCAGCAGGGGACTTAGCTACATAGCTTAAAGCCTTGTCTGCATCACCAGAAGGTTTAGATACATAACGTTTAGGGTTAGCTTTTAAATAAGCTATAGCATCATTATAGTTATCAAACTCTTGACCTTCAATAATGTCTAACCCTGCTTTCTTAAGTACATCTTGACCCTCACCTCTACGAAGCTCTAGGTAAGATGTATCAAGGTTAGCACCAATAATAGGGAATCCTTTTTGATGATACTTCTCTAAGAACTGCATTTGATATGCATTATCAGAGAGTATAATAACATCAGCCCATTTCATAAAGGCTTCCCAATTCAATACACGAGTAACAATACCCTTACCAATAATAGATTGCTCACCTGTAAGGCCTTTCTTCTGCCATTGTTTAACTTCGTGACCTTCAAGCATTAAACGACAAGCAAAGTCTGTAAAGGCCCCTGCCGGATCTAATAGTAGGACTTTCATAGTATGTCTTCCTCTCGTTTAATATCGTGTTTAAAGGCTCGTTTACGTAGTTTTCTAATCATTCTATCAATCTTAGATTGTTTAGTTGAAGTTTTAGATTCAATGTCAAGTTGTCTAGCTCCCATAACACTACCGCCCTCTCCTGAATCATCAGACTCAGCTCTCATAACTTGACCTGCCTGTGGTACTTGTTGTACCATATAGCGTAGTATATCTTTAGTAATAATACTAGGTTCACTCATTGGGTTATAAATTTGTTGACCAGTGTAAAGGTTTCTATCTAAACCTAGTTGCACTAATCCTTGTAACGCAGGGTTAAATGTAAAGAAAGAGCTTAACACTGCTTGAGGATCTTTAGATCCATCAGCTACTTCACCTATAGCATGTATTAAATGATAAGGACCTGCTCTACGTTGTTGAGCATCAGGGTTACCAGTTATACGTTGAGCTACCATATCAAGCATTGGGTATAAGACAGCAAGAGCTACAGCAGTTGCTGCTACAGTGTCCATACCTTCTTTAAACTCTTCAAAACCTTCTTTACCCTTACGAATAGCCCCTACGTCTTTAGCTGTTTCAATCATAGATTTTACCATACCAAAGTGGTATCTACTAAATACTGTTATATTAGGATTTTGTAATGTAGAACTTATACCTCTACTTAGATTAGCACCCAAGTACTTCTCACCTATACGTGATGGAAGCCTATAGCTAGGTAAGTGCCGTTCTGCATATTTAATAGCATCAGGATGACTTAAACCTTTAGTAGCCATAAGTTCTTTAAGGTATTGAATGTACATAATATCACGAGTAATCCACATAGCTCTGTTAGATTGTTTAGAAATACCATTGTATAAGTCTGTAGTAGTTCTACCTAATGTAGCGGCTAAGTCTTTAAAGTCTGGTGTCTTAGAAAACTCTTCTACACCTTTGTTCATTAGTGATTCTTGCATAACACTACGTCTAGTACCAGGAGCCATTAAAGAACCTCCTAGTTTAATAGTGTCTCTATAAAACTCGTCTTGTTGTAAGACGCTGTCCATAGATTGTTTACCATACTTAACAAAGCGATATACACCTGCTGGTGTTACCCAACCAGTTAAACCACGTGCATTATATAAGTGCATAGCCTCATTAAACATGTGAGGTAATGGATTCATCATCATGTTCTTAACAAGTATACTAGCTAAGTTAGTTAGTAGTGTTGGTTCACGAACACGAGCAAAGTCTTCAATAACTTCAGCCATCTTACGTGGGAATGCATAACCAGCTAATGCAGGTATTTTATCTACATGAGTAGGCATTCTATAACCTTCAGGTATTACTACACCAGGGCCTACTTTAATAGAGTTCTTTTTAAACATGTCGCTTTCAGTTAGATTCTTAATACCTTCATAGGTTCTAACTTGTTCTCTAATGTCATTGACAGCATTAATAAGAACAGCAGTTGAGTCTTTATTATACTCATAAGGGGAGTGATGTTCAACTTCTTCCATAGTGCCATCTTTAACAACACCATCTAATATCTTATCACCTAGTTTAACTTGTCCTGTTAGTGTAATTTGTGAGCCATCTGTAGGGCTAACCTTACGAGTTAATAGTGATGGTACTTTTTCACCATTTACATTTTCCCATTTAATAACATTACCAGACTTAGTAACTTGAATTACATCACGTTTACCATCAGCTCTATCTAATACATATAGTGAACGTTCTTGAGTAGCACCCCTACGTCTTTGAAGATCAGCATTAAAACCTCCCATATCACCACCAGCAAGTTCACCAAGGTAGTTCTTAAACTTACCCCATAAGTTAGGCTCTGGTTCTAATAAGCCTCTATCACGTAGTAAAGTGTCTATTTCTTCTTGTTTAGCTTTAGACATAGCTTTAAGTTTACGCGGGAAGTTATCACCTTTTAAATCAACTTTAGGAATCATACCTTCATCCATTAGATACTGTAGACCTTGTCTACGAGACTCTAATAATGGTGTATATACTTCGTCATATATCTTCCGATCTTCAGGAGACAACTCAGTACGTTTTAAAGCCTCTTGACGTAACTTAGAAGACTCTTTATTATAAGCTTCCATTTTAGCGTAACGCTCTGCTACAGTCTTTTTAAACTCAGCAGATGGCTCCTGACCTGGGTGATCAGCTTCCCATTTATTATAGTCTTTTCTAATAGAACTTTTAATGTTAGCTATTTGACTATCTAAGAATCTAGCTTGAGATGTAAGTTCTATATGATCTTTATGTAGACCTTCTGTAAATAAACGTAGTGCACTCTTTTGTTGATCTGTAATCTTAGTAGTGTCATATACGTGTCCACCACGAATGTCATCTACTATACGACCATTATCAATAGTGTATAAGAAGTCTTCTACACCATTGTAATCTTTAGGAATATCAGGAATGTTTAAGTTATCAATGTTGAATAATGGGTTAGAATTAGCTTGCTCTTCGGCAGCTGTATTAATATACTCATTATACTTCTCTTGAGAAAGTTGTTCATCCATTTCAGGATGTTGTTCTTTCCAGGTATCAAATGGCATTTCTTCTTTAGCTTTATCAGCATAGATCTTTAATGCTTCATCATAAGGTTTATTAGGATCATAATCTTTTACAAGGTCTTTTCCAGCTTCTCTAGTCTTAGTATCTCTTAAAGGTTCTAGTGTAGCTAGTTCACCTAGTTTAGTAGGCTTACCCCCTAGGAAAGGCATTGCTAAACCTGAGAGAGCTAATTTAGTAAGATCAAGTTTACCTTCTCTATATTGATTAAACCCTTCAAATCCTAAACCACCTGCTCCTAAAATTAAACCTTTCTTTAAAGTATCTGGTTTTGATACACCACCCACCGCACCAAAAGAACCAATGTCACCAGCAAACGCTGAGTATTCATTTTGTTTAGCACCTTCATCAAGGTATTTATTTACACTCTCTGGTAATAGATTGCGTTCAATCTTACCAGTAATTGTACTACCTACACCGTAACCAAGTAATGACCCTACAACAGGAGCTACTATTAAACTAGCACCACCAGTAAAGGGAGCTAAAGGAACACCTATAAGCTCTTCAGCAGCAACAGCCCCTGCTTCGCCCACACCATAACCGCCCATAGCTTGTGGTACACCTGCAATAAAATGTGATGTAAAGGTATCAAGAAGTGTTTGAGGTTGGGCAAGAACCTCTGCATAAGGATCTTGTTTACCCCCTTGCATTAAAGAAGCATAAGGGTCTTTAGAATCTTCTGTAGGTTGTGCTAACAACTCAGCATATGGATCTACTTTTGTTTGAGGTGCTTCTTTAGGTTTCTCTACAATAAGATCACTAAGAGTTTTATCACTAACCTTGTCACCACCACCTATTTTACTAAGAACACTTTTAATCTTAGGTATATACTTTTTAGTTTCATCAGGTAAGTAATCTTTCCAATCACCCCCTTGTGCCTCAGCTTTCTTAATAGCCTTTTGAGTAGCACCAGGCCCTGCATTGTAGGCAGCATGAGCCTTATCTAAGTCACCAAAGGTCTCAGCTTGTTTAGTAAAATAGGATTTAGATAACTTAGAATTGTAATCAGCATCAAGATTAAAGCGATAGGGGTCCCATTCCTCACCTGCTAGTTTAGCAGCTTCAGGACCTGTAGACGGAAGCATCTGACCTATGCCTATAGCACCAGCAGATGACTTCTTAGGATTACCTTTTTTATCAAACTGTTGACCTTCAGACTCAACTTGTAATGTTGCGTTAAATGCCTGGTCAATAGTTGGAGTAGAAGATATTAGTGATGCATATGGATCTGCCATTAGTTCGCCTTAGCGTAAAGATCCTCGCCTGGATGATTGGCTTTAAAGATGTCTTCAATCTTAGCTTTAAGTTCAGGTCTATCTTTAATGTGTTTAAGAGCAAGTGCTCTTTCTTGATCAACAGGTAGTGCTTCAACTTTAGCTTGTTGAGGTTTAGCAGGAGCTGCTTTAGGAGCAGCAGGAACTTCTACTTTACCTTTAGTTTGTTTAGCTAATGCTGCAGTATCTTCTTTAATCTTTTGTTGCATTTCTAAGAAAGAAGCATAAGCAGATTGTCTCATTTCTTTAGTAGTGCCATTTTCAGACAGGTTTAGAAACTCTTTAGAAATGTCAATCTCTTCTTTAAGAAGGGCAGTGTTAGCTTTAATGTCTCCAGACTTTTCTCTAAAGCTTTGACGACGGTCACCTAAGTTAGCACTACGAACTTGTAGTTCAACTTTCTTATTATCCATACGTTCTTTTTCATCAGCTTTAGTCTTTTCAATCATAAGTTTAGTACGCTCTTTACCACTAGTAGTAGATGCATACACTTGTTTAGCTTGAGCAATATTATCTAAAGGATTATCACTAAACTTAATTTGACCATCATACCCTATGTTATGAAGTTGCATTTGAGCAATAGCTCTTGCTTTTTGTTCTTCGTCAGGGGATGTCTCAGCACGTTTAATATAACCATCTACAATACCACCAACACCATCTAAAACTTTGTCTTGTAATTCAAGAGACTTAATATTAGCTTCCACTGCTTTACCTTGTAAGTCAAACATTTCACTTTGTACTTTGTTTGCTTGTTCAGGCATACCTTTTCTACGATATTCATCAGCTAATCCTCTTTTGTAGTTAATAGCTTGATTTAAATCATTAGCAACAGTATGAGCCTCCATGTGTTGAGTCATTACAGGTTTAGTTTCTTGAGGGGATGTAGGGGCAGTTCCTGGTCTAGGACTTTCTGCTTGTTTAACAACGTCTGTAAGTGGTTTAGGTGCTTCAGCATCCATAGGGGTGCCTGTAGCCATGCTTTTCTTTTCACTAGCAGTAGGTGCTTGTCCTTTAAAACCAAACAATGAGTCCGCAGGGCTTTCCATACCTTTTTCATCATAGGTACCAAATGGAGAAGTTCTCTCTATTGTAGTCTTATCATCAGGGACAGGGGTAGTAGGAAAGTCTTTACCGCTAACATCAGTAGGCTTTGCTTGTTCAGGAGTTGTTGCAGCAGGAGTAGCCCCTACAGGACCTCCTGTGCCATACTGTTTAGCATATTGAGCTTCAACATCCTTAATCTTGTTCTGTTCCATTTTGTCTTTAACTTGAGAGCCAAAGTTATAGCCCTTCATTAAGTCACCAAAGTAATCATAGTAAGCCATAATATTATCCTTAATTAAAATCCAAATGGAGAAAACATAGTTGCTGCTGCTCCTAAAGCATCATAACCTCCTGCAGCTGCACCACCAGAACCTAACCAGTATGCAGTTGAACCTACAGCAGGTGATGCAGACATTGCACCACTACCAAATATACTAGAGACACCAGGGAACCCAGCACCAGCATAAGCACCAAGAGCTTGTGCACCAAAGCTAGATTGTTGTTGAGGAGGAGTTACAATACCACCTTGACCTGCACCAGAAGGTGCCATAAGGTTTTGAATAAGTTGTTGATATTGTGTTTGAGCATATTGGTTACCATAGTTTTGTAGTGCTAAGTTTTCAGCTCCTGAAGGTCCTGCACCTGAAGAAGCAGAAGTTCTATCAATAGCTTGTGTACCTTGATCCATACCAAACTTATAACCTGGAGTTGATTTAATGTAATCAGATGCAGCTGTTCCTCCAATAGTACCACCACCTAAGAGAAGCTTTGATAATAAATCAGCATAAGGTGCACGTTGACCTGCACCAAAGAAGTCAGTAGCTGTAGGCTGAGAACCACCTCCACCTCCTTTACCACCACCATAGAAGGTAAAAGATTCTACTAGAGTAGTAACCCAATTAAATAAGTTAAACATTTTATACATTGTTAATTCTCCACAGGTAATTCGTAAAATATAAATTTAATATTGTAACCATCATTCTTAAAGACCTTAGCCCATCCTTTACGTCCATAGGATTCAATTACTTTACAGCCAGTTTCTTTAGCAAACTCTTGTATCTCGCTTAGCATTACATCTTTCCATTTAGTCAATTCTTTACCTGCTGTAAAGTGCATCACTAAGGCTTTCATTTGTGGATAGGTAATTACTTCTGTAACTACAAAACCATATATTGTTTCACCTTCAAAAGCAACCCAAAGTTGTTGTCTATCTTTTAATAAAGTGTTTTTAATGTCCTCTGCACTATACCTACCATAAGTATACTTTGCTGCTTTATTTAAATAAGATTCAATTTTAGGAAATAAATCTAAATAAAGTTCTTTAGGAACTAATGTTACAATCACTACTGTTGTGGTCCTATATCTATACCACTAAGATCAAACTCTACTCGTTCAAGTCTTAAAGGATTATTTCCTGTATATAAATATTCATACGCTCTACGTCTAAATCTACCAAGATTATATAGACAAGGTTTAGATAAGCTTAAATCAATATTCCTATAAGCAGACCATGTATCATAGTCATTCTCTGTATGTCTTACTTGCATAACATCATTAATGTTTTCACCAAACAAAGTTAAACAACCACCTGTTTTATTATCATAAGTTCCAAAGTCTTGTCTATTAGTTACAATACGCATTCTAACAGGACCAAAAGGGTCATGGTAGTTAGTAGGGTCTAGTGTAAAGATTAAACCATTAACAGCATCTAATACATAGTATGGACCACTGTTAAAAGGGTGTTGTTGTACAAAAGAACATTCAAAGTAGTTTTCACCACCACCAATGTAGTCTTTACTTGTAGTCCAAATGTGCCATTCTTTTTCATCAACATCATAAACAAGAGTTACATTTTGATCTGTTAGTACTAAACCATAAAAGGTATGTCCAGCTATTTTATAAACCCAAGAGTTTACACCTACTAATGAACTTGCATTTAAGAAAGTCTCAACAGCTTTAGTTGATACTTTATAAGGATTTAATCCATTAAGCATCATAATAGATCTAGCACCTTCTGTTACATTAGACATCCATATTAAAGATTGTTCTACGTTTTGAACAGAGTCACCTGTTGCACAACCCACTTCCATATGGGCAGATTGATTAATAGATAGTACAGAGCCTGTAGCATTACCAGCATCATAGAAAAAGTCAGTAGTCCATTCTTTAAATGCTACAATGTAATTAAGGTGTCTAGCAATTGCTTTACCTTTATCAGCTTCTGATTTAGCTGAAGTATAATTTAAAGCACCCCATAAGTTAGGTGATTCATTATCTGATTGCCATATAGTACCTTGTTGATCCATAACAAATATATAACCATCTAGGTAAACTATACCAGGGACTGGATTAGAGGGGAAAGTATTTAAACTAGCTGAGGCTACTGCAGTTGTTGTTACAGCACCTGTGATAGTAGTACTAGCTACTGTTTGTGAAGTACTAACTGTATAAGTACCTATATCCCCTTGAGTATAAAAATTATAAGTACCAGCTGCTTGTACTGTTAAAGAGTTACTTAATGTTATAGTATTAGTAGTTGTATTAATAGCAGTTACTGTTGTAGCTGCAGGCACACCAGTACCAGATACAAGTTGATTAACTACTATACCAGTCACAGATGAAAGAACAATTGTAGAAGCAGATCCTGCACCACCACTTACATAAGTAGTAGTTGCTACAGCAGTTCCTGTTGCAGTAAGTTGATTAACAACAGTAGTACCTGATGTAACACCAGTGCCTGATATTGTCATACCTGTATTTAAAGTCCCTGCTGATACCGCTGTAACTGTTAGTGTAGTTGTAGCAATTGACCCTGTAACAGAAGCACTACTGTTACTAAATGAAACAGTCAAAGTACCTGCATAATTAGAACCAGGATTAGTTAGTGTAACATTAGTAATAGAACCACCATAAGTGGTATAAGTTCCAACAGCTCCACTACCACTAATAGATCCTACTACAGTAAAGGTACCTGTAGTTGAAGCATAACCTGACCCACCATTAGTTAATACAACTAAATTAACTTGTTTAGCTATAGTATAAATAGCTCCTGTAGCATCTAAATAGTATCCATTAGTTTGATCATGGAATACCATGTAAGGATGAGGACTTGTAGTAGCTAGAGTATTAACAAAGCTTACATTCTTTGTACTGTTTAAACCTGTTAATAAACTAGTAGAAACATTACTTGTTATACTATATAAATTACCTCCTGCTACAGCATATAAACTACCATTATAACTCCATAAACCTTGACCAGGGGAAGAAAGGGCTGGTGTTACTGTATAAGTAGCTTTACCAGGTCTTTTAACTGTATATACTTTCTTACCAACTGTTTCTTTATAACAGTTAACCATTTTAGAGTCTTTATCTGTACTGTTAGTTCTAAAACCAAGTTCTGTATTTAACGGTAGATTTGCCTTAGGCATTAGCTAAACTTCCTATTAAATCCTGTTCTAACATCTGGTTGAAAGAATGTTGAAGAGTATTCAATATCCCAATCTTCTACTTCTTTTTGTAGCATCATAGCTTTAGCATCATAATAAGTTTTGTCTTGTAATGTCTTATCATAGTCAGAAGCTAGTTCTGCCATAAGTGCCCATTTAAGAGCCATAAACCATTCTGATGGAAAGTCAAAGTTATCGTTAGGATTGTTAACAATATAGATAGGTCTTTGTACTGTTAAATGTAACTCATAGTTAGTAGCTGTATTGCTATCAGGAGTTAAGAATACTTTTAATGTACCATAGGTTGGAAATGGTTGGTAGTATACACTGTTTGTAGTTCCTGTAGAGAACTTACTACCTAACAAGTTATACTCTTGTTGAGAAATAATAGTCATAGGAATATCAACATCAGGATTTACACTTGTGTTTCTTAAAAAGCTTTGTATAAGTCTTAAAGGTCTATCTGTATTTAAAGCTAGTGGTGTAATAGTACCAGTAGGTCCTATGTTATAGGATGTTTGTCCTGACACTAATGGTAATGTAAGTTCTGTAATAGTCCAGAGTTTAATACCACTAGACTGCCACTTTTTCATAATAAGATTAAGAGCAAATCCAGCATTCTCTAATGCTGTAGCTGTAGGTTGGGCACCCTCTTCAAGTACTGACAAACCTCTTAGGGATGCTTCAATCACTTGATTACGTGTAACTACAAAGTTTGATATACCTGTAACTGCCATAATTAATCCTGTGATGTAGTTGTGGGTTTCTTTTTATTAGAAATAAATCTATCGTATATACGGACAAAGGTCCAGAATATAGTTAATAGTGCTGCAATAGGAGGTAAGAATGTAGTTATAGTTCCTAGAGCGGTAGCCGCTGCTACTGCATCTACTGCATGTTTTACTGGTTCTGTTAGTTGCGAGTGATTTACCATGTTAAAGTTCTTTCGGGTCAAAGCCGTAGATAGAACAAATCTTATCTACATGTTTATAAAAAGTCTTATTATGTAACTCATACTTCTTACCTTGAAGGTACATTAGCATGTGTATCATCTCGTGAAGGAGTGTTTTACATATAGACGTGAAATGACTATGACGGGCTACAGAAAATGTAATGCAATGAGGTTCTGGTGAATAAGAACCACATAATTCTCTGTCATCTACTATAGTCCATTCTATCTTACTAGCTGGGGGTAACTCATACTTGTCAAAGGGTGGGAGTTTACAAAACAATGTGTACATTGCTTTGATATATTCCTCTTTGACTAGGATACTCATGTTAGGTCGCTTTAAGCAACACCTTTCATTTTCTCAAAGGTTCTTAAACCACCTAAACCTAAGAGACCACCTAACACTGTCATAAGAGTTGACATATCAAATGGTATAACAATTGCTGTATGACCAAAGAGTACTAAGAACCAATCTAAGATTGGAAAGAATACAAAATGTAGTGAGAATGCAATACCACATACCCAACCTATAGCTGGTCTCCAACCTGACTTAAATAGATTGTCAGAAGAAGCCTCTGCTTCATTAACTTTAATTTGACCTAAAGCAAGTTGAAAGTCTTGATCGTTAATAGCACGAGCTAGTTCTTCTTTAGCAGCATCTCTAGCATTCTTATCAGGAATAACCCTGTCTAATATAGTAGAACCAATACTTAATACTGAATCAATAATACCCATTATTTTTTAATCTCCACAGGTTCAAATCTATCAACAGGAAACTCACTAAAGTCTCCACCTTCCCATTGTATATGGATTTTATTACCTTCAGCAGACCAACAAGCTTTCATGACTTGTTTATCTTTTCTTTGGGCTACTGCTTTAAATCCTGCATCAGTGCATTTTTCTTTAGAAAGTATAATACGAACATTATCGTTATATTGCATCACCATATACTCTACTGCATTAGCATATGAAGATATAACTAATAGCAATAAAGCAAATAGTGTTTTCATATTA